TCATTCTTTCACGCATATCCTGAGCTAGTGAAGGATGCACCTATGCACCTAGGCAAAATGCACAGGGCAGAGGACTATCCCGAGCTTGAGGAGGTGAAGCTAAAGTTTGGGTTTCGTAGAACAGTCAAGCCTGTACCGGAGGCGGGTGACTTTCGCTTAGACATACCTGCGAATGACTTAGATGAGATGCGAGCTGAGTTCAATGCACAACAAGACAACAAGCTAGCTGACGCTATGCGTGAGCCATGGGAGCGGTTACATGAAATGCTAGTAGGCATGTCTAAGAAGCTCGACGACACATCGGGTGGTAAGAAGCGTTACCACGACACACTGGTGAGCAACCCGCTAGAGCTTTGCTCATTGCTTACTAAGATGAACATCACCAACGACCCCAAGTTGGAGGAAGCACGCAAGGAATTAGAGCTAACAATGTTAGGTACTAACATAGAAGCAATCAAGGAAGACGAGCATCATCGCACCGAGGTGAAAGCCAAGGTAGATGCAATCATTAAGAAATTTGAATGGTAAGGAGTAGATCATGGATGCAAGCACAGCAATGACATTGAGTAACGTCACCATTAGCGAGAAGCTATTGAATGGTAGGCGTAAGACCGACTTTGATTTCGTAGTGGAGAAACCCCTGCACGAGATCATGTGGAAGGTCATCACCGAGAACCCATCATGGGAGTTTAAGGTAAATGAGTATTATGGAAACCTTAACGAAGGGCAAACAAAAACAAGTGAGACCGCAAACAATCGCCCACGGATCACAGTTTCTAAGTTCGCAGTATTCAAAGATGGAGAAGAGATCGGCAAGATCGACCGAGACTATCGCTACGATCAGGGTGGGCATGTGTTCTCTATCACTAGCAATGCGATCAGAAACGAGCGTGAGCGTGTAGGCGCGTATCGTACTAAGGATGCTAAGAAAGCCCTAGCCGCTATCAAGAAAACATTCAGTAACAAGAGTGTAGGCGAGCGGGTGAACGAAGCGTTGGCAGAAGCTAACCGAGTTGTTGGCAGACAAACAAGTCGCAAGCGTGGAGATCATCAGAGTGTCTTGCATAGCCTAGTACCGCTTATGAAAGCGTTCGCGTTTATACAGAACCCCGAGGACTTCAAGAAGTATGCAATAGTGAATGGGCAAGCCCACCAACTAGCTAAGCTACGAGAGGCGGAAGCCGAGATGCTTACTGTTACTGACATAGAAAGCAAGTTCAAATCAGATAAAGGTACGAGCCTAGTCTTACTATCTAGTGGAAAGTACTTAGTTAAAACAGGTGACGATATACAACTTTACGATGATAATACGCTCCCACTTGACATGAGAGGTAAGTTGGGTATGTTGAAATTAGTAGAGCCTGAGCAGATGATTGAGGGTGTGGGTTGCCGAGCCACTACCGAGGTCTTTGTCTTACTTACCGCAGAGCGGGAACTGGCATAACAAACAGGCTAACAATGTTAGGAGAATTCAAATGAAAGATGAAATGAAATACCAATCAAAAGTAATCCCCTTGCGGGGTTACGACCACCCCAAATTTAAATGGGTTAACTCTGCACAAACCGATATACGCAGAACGTGGCGAAAGGCGCGACTGCTTATTCGCTTAACCAATGGAGCCGCTTATGAAAGCCGTACTTGAGTTTCAGTATCCGGAAGACGAGTACAAGCTAGAGCATGCACTAAAGGGTACGCAGTACTACAACGCATTGTGTGAGATAGACATAATACTTGCCGCTCCGTATACCAAGGCAGACGCATACGGCAGGATTAAGAAAGTAATTCTTGAAGTATTGGGGGACACATGAGAGGCACTGGATTTGGAAATGTTCTTGCGGGCAACATTGCGGCTCTCAAAGGACAGAAAAGAAACGAAAAACGCATGAGCCAAAAATGGAAAATGTGTTGGAAATGCCAAAAAGACAAAAGCCCTAATGGTGGGTTTCTCCGAATAACTGCGGGGTTACACAAATTTATTTGCAAGGATTGTATGGATGCTAAACAAAAGAAATTGGAGGATGTATGAACGATGACGATGACATTCAAGACTACGTTAGTACAAAGCAAGTGAACGAGGTCTACGAGAAGATACGCAACAACACGCTAGAAGAAGTAGCGCAAGAGTTTGACAAGATGAAAGCCTTTGGGGATACGTCAGCATCCTTTGCAGTATTTGTACGGGGTATGAAAAGATAATGCCAAGACCAAAACCGCCTGAGCCACTTAAAGGTCGCAACATGCGAATGTCTGATATTGAGTATCTTATGTTTATAGAATTAGGAGGAGCCGAATGGCTAAGAAAACATGTTAAGCAAAAAGCAAAGTACCCAAAAGGATACTACGAAGCCCTTGTCAAACAAGGTGCTAACTCAGGAAGAGCTAATGGCGTGGTGGCCGTTCACACGGCTAGACCCGAAGCGATTCCCCAAACCAAAGAAGCCACAACAGGATTATGAGGAGGCAACATTTTGACCACAGGAATTGAGTATTTAAAAATAGAGAAGAAACGCAAGGGGCGGGGGCTTGGTAAGAAACCCGCATTAACTTGCACGAGCTTGCGACTACCGAGAGAGGTGATGGATTATTTCGACACCAACCATCGAATGTCAAAGCAAGCCAAGATGAGAGAAGTTCTTACCGAGTACGTTAACAACCAAACAGGAAATAAACCATGACAATCAAAAAAGTAACCAAAGCCGCACAAGTGCGTAATTACGTAGCCTCTAACCCCAAAGCCAAACCACAAGAGGTGGCAAACGCTGTCGGTGTTGGACTTCAGTACGTATACACAGTGCTGTGGAACGCAAAGAAGAAAGCCAAGGTAGTAAAGAAGGCTAAGCTCACGCTACCTAAGCCTAACTGGAAAAGTGGGGGTGTGTATTCATCGGAGATTCCAATGTTTGAAGGCACATCTAGTCGCCTCACTGAACTTTCAATTCGACCCAAGATTCGTATGCAAGGTAGCGATGGAACACAACGCGAGTTGTTCGACCCAGTAGAGCACCCTGCCCATTACAAAGTAGGTGGAATCGAGACCATCGACTTCATCGAGGCGAAGAAGCTGAACTACAACATCGGCAACGTGATTAAGTATCTGACTCGTGCCGACTACAAAGGCAACAAGCTCGAAGACTTGCGCAAAGCTCAGTGGTATCTGACTCGTGAGATCAGCATGCTGAAGTAAAACCAACCTAACAATGTTAGGGTAATTCCTAGCCGCCTACGGGCGGCTTTTTTACGTCTGTACTATTGACAAAGTCAAGCGGTGTGCTATATTGACTCCATAAACAACTGGAGTATTAGATGGCAACGACACCTGAAGCCAAGGTCAAAGCAAAGATCAAGGCAATCCTCAAAGCCCACGACATTTACTATGCCATGCCCATCGGCACTGGATACGGAAGCAGTGGCGTTCCCGACTTTCTCTGTTGCGTCAACGGCAAGTTCGTAGCGGTTGAAGCCAAAGCTGGCAAGGGGCAAGCGACTGCCTTGCAATTAAAAAACCTACAACTAATTAACGCATCGGGTGGGTACACCCTCATCATCCGTGAGGACAACCTTGAATACCTAGAACGAATCATTGAGGAGTGCATGCAATGAACATCATTACAGTTGACTTTGAGACGTTCTACTCCCGCGAGATTGGGTTTGCCAAGCAGACTACCGAAGAGTACATCCGCGACCCGCAGTTCCATGTCGTAGGGGTATCAGTGCAGGTAGATGACGGAGAGCCAGAATGGTTCAGCGGAACGATGGTTCAGACTGCCGAGTACCTTAAGCAATTCGATTGGGGCAATTCATTGGCGCTAGCACACAACGCCATATTTGATGGGGCAATCCTGAGTTGGCACTTCAACATTAAACCAAAGGGTTGGTTGGACACACTCTCCATGGGCAGAGCCTTGCATGGCACTAACGTAGGGGGCAGTCTCAAGGTGCTAGCGCAGTACTATGGCATAGGCGAGAAGGGTACAGAGGTTGAGAACGCCCTTGGTCTGAGACGGGTCGACTTTCCCCCCGAGCAGTTAGCAAGGTATGGGGAATACTGCATGAACGATGTAGCCCTGACATGGCAGTTGTTTGGCAATATGAGCAAAGGCTTTCCGCAGATAGAGCTGCGCTTAATTGACTTAACCATACGCATGTTCACAGAACCGTCTTTGGCGCTGGACTTGCAAGTACTCGGTGACCACTTAGATTCAGTACAGGATTTAAAGGCGATGGCGTTAGGCGCTTACGAAAAAGGCGACTTGATGAGCAACCAAAAGTTTGCGATTATGTTGCAAGCCGCTGGCGCTTTACCGCCAATGAAGATTAGCCTAACCACAGGCAAAGAGACTTTCGCTTTCTCTAAAACTGACGAAGAGTTCAAAGCATTGCTTGAGCATAAGAACCCCGCAGTACAAGCCCTAGTATCTGCACGCCTAGGTACGAAGTCGACCATTGAGGAGACGCGAACCGAAAGGTTTATTGGCATTGCCAAACGTGGTCTTATGCCAGTTCCCTTGCGATACTATGCCGCCCACACAGGGCGGTGGGGCGGTGATGACAAGCTCAACCTACAAAACATCCCGCGCAACTCCCCCCTGAAACACGCCATTTTTGCGCCAACAGGATACGTG